GCCAACCCCCTGAGCCAGTTCGCGGCCACCACATCAGCGCAGTTCCTCGGTGTCATCTCTGATGAGACCGGCACAGGGCTGGTCGTGTTCAACAACGGCCCGACGCTGATCGCACCGGTCCTTGGCACCCCCGCCAGCGGCACGCTGAGCAACTGCTCGGGGTTGCCGGCGGCTGGCGTGACGATGGCCACGGCCCGGCTGCTTGGGCGGACAACGACGGCAGCGGGGGCAGCGGAAGAGATCAGCATCGGCTCAGGACTCAGCATGAGCGCTGGCGTCCTGTCTGCCACGGGGGGAGGAGCCGGTATCACTGATGGCGACAAGGGTGACATCACCGTTTCAGGCAGTGGCGCCACCTGGACGATTGACGGCGGCGCGGTAACTCAAGCCAACCTCGGAGATACAGCTGTCCTGAGCCTTACCGCTGGGCTGACTGGCGCCGATAGAGTGACCAAAATCGTGTCGCTCACGCAGGCGGAGTACAACACTCGCGCCGTGCTCGCCGATGACGCCACGACCCTGTTTGTCGTCGGCGATGAAGCACCATCCACAGGCGCTTCGCTCGCCCTTGCCGCCGGCCTTGCCATCGCACTCGGCTAACCACCATGAAAGTTCAGGCCACCAGCTACACCTTCAACGCCGTCGCCAAAACGGTGACATTTTCAGGGCTTGTGCCGGCAAGTCTCGAGAGCATCCTGCACGTTGCCAACGTGACAACCGGGACACTGCTATTCCAGCCGCAAGGAGGGGCCCTGCTTACCGGTACGTGGTCGAGCCCGGTGCTGACGCTGGCGTGCTCGACCGCGGGGATGGCCAACGGTGATCGGCTGCTGATCTTTGTCGAGGATGGCGCCGCCACGGTGCCCACGACCATCAGCTCCACGCCATTCGTCCGCACAGGCTTCGCCGAAGTCGGCAGCGGCATCGTCGGCAAGGCGGCCGATGAGTTCACCCTGCTGCAGACCGGCAGCGGCATGGCCGTCAACCAGTCGGGCGGCAACCTTGTCATCACCACTGGCACCACCGTCAACGCCGAAACTGTCATCCGCTCGATCAAGACCTTCAGCGGCTCGCTGATGACTCGTTTCAAGGTCATCTTGAGCCAGCGGATTGCCAACCAGACCTTCCGCTACGAGCTGGCCGACCTGGTGGGCTCTGCGCTGTCCTACACGATCAACAGCGCCACCAGCGTCACCGTTACCTTCCCGGCGACCAACCCATTCACGGCGGCCAGTGTCGGCCAAAGCGTCCGCCTTTCCCTGATCACAGGCGCGGCTGGCATCCCCGGCCGCTACGCCATCGCCAGCGTCTCCGGCCTGACCGTGACCTTCACAGTCGCGGCCTGGCCGGCTTCCGGCAGCGGCACCTTGACTCTGTACGGCTGGAACCACGTCCAGCTGGAGTACAGCGGCACGACCGCCACCACCGCCAGCTTCGACGCACAGCGGCGCGGCTGGAACAGTGGCAACACCGCCGCCACCATCAACACCACCGCCAGCCCGGGGCATGTGGCGCAGATCGCCTACGACGTCCAAACCGCCGGGCTCTCGGACTCCCTGGTCGCCAGCAACACCGGCTATCAGTGGCTCAACCGCGCCAGCAGGGTCGAGAACGTCTACGACCCTGATGTGTTGATGTACCTGTTCATCGTCGTACAGAACGGCAGCACCGCGCCAGCCAGTACGACGACGCTGACCACCGGGTTCCTTCAGGTCGAGGACCAGGGGCGCCAAAAGGTCCGGATCGCCAGCAGCGATCCGGTCGGCTCCCATGCACTGCCGGTCCAGGTGCTGGGCGGCAACCTGGGCACGCAGGCGGTGAGCGGCACCGTGACGGCCAACCAGGGCACGATGGCGGCACTGGCGGCGGGTACCAACGCCATCGGGGACGTTGGCGTGCAGTACCGCGCCAGCGCGACCGGCGCCTCCTCCTTTGCCAACGTGAACTGCCCCGCCACGCCGGCCGTGCAGAGCATCAAGGCCGCCGCTGGGCGGCTGGTGGGCCTGGTCATCACCAACACCAACGCGGCAGCGCGGTACCTGAAGGTGTGGAACACGGCATCCGGCAGCATCACGCTCGGCACCACGGCGGCGTTATTCGAGGTGGCGCTGCCCACCAATCAGCCGGTCACGATCACCTTTGAGGGCGGCCTGGCCTTCACCACCGCCATCAACGTCGCAGTCACTGCTGGCCAGGGACTGACGAACAACGGCGCCGTGACACTCGGCGACGTAACCGGGCTCATCGCCTTCGCATAACCATGGCACCTCTCTACCTCGGCTCCAGTCGAACCAGCTCCGGCTTTGCCGGCCCAGGCGTACCCGCAGGCGGGAGCACCAATCAGGTGCTCAGGAAGACCAGCAACACCGACTACGCCACGGAATGGTTCACGCTGGCAGGTGGCGGCGACGCCCTGACGGCCAACCCCCTGAGCCAGTTCGCGGCCACCACATCAGCGCAGTTCCTCGGTGTCATCTCTGATGAGACCGGCACAGGGCTGGTCGTGTTCAACAACGGC